AATCCCAATTTACAGAATAAATTTTTACAAAATATTGTATTAAGTCTATCAAATTAGACAGTATCTGTAAAAGAGGGATTTTACATAAAACGTAGCCCCACCAAGGATTCCTCCCTGGTGGGGCTTCTTTATTTCCGCAAAACGATCCCGAACACGTGCCCCGTAAAAAACAGTATTGTGTTCGCGCTATTTGCATTTGGTGGAAAGTACGCTTGAAGAACCCCACCTTTTGGGCGCAAATCGTCGTGGCCATCATCAGCCCGATCCTCGTTGGCCTTGGCGCACAGTGGCAGGATATGACGACCTGGGTGGCGCTATGGGATGCCCTATGCAATGCGGTGAGCAACCCTGTGATTGTAGTGTCTGTCATTGGCTCTGTGTGGGCCTGCATCACCGATCCCACCACCAAGGGTACGGCGGATAGCGAACTCGTCATGTCCTATGACAAGCCAAAAGATGACAAAAAGAAAAAGTAATTCTCACTGAAAACAAATAGTCCTCCTCAAAAAAACGAGGAGGACTATTTGTCGAAATCGGGAACTCCATTGAATACTTCCAATATTTCAATGGAGCGAACCCCGACAGCAAGCATCCCTTAATAAAGAGACGATTTCCATTTATTAGTATAATCTTTTAAAAGGGTACTGTCAATAGTTAATGTGATATATTTTTTTCATCGACCGCGTCGGATACGATTGATTTTCTGCCAGGTTTCAGGCATCCACACGATTTAACATTTCCATGCTTTAAATCATGTGCGGAAACATAGCATGTATTTCCGCAGTCGCATTTACATATCCAAACGACATTTGAGCCTTTGCGCTGATCCGTAGGCTCAATTACGGTAAGTTTTCCAAATTTTTTTCCGGCTAAGTCTACTCTTTTTCCGCATCCACATGATTTTGTATTTCCTTTTGTCAAATTTCTTGATGGGACATAGCATGTATTTCCACAGTCGCATTTGCACTCCCATACTATATTTCCACCATAAGCTCGCTTTTCTGTTGGCCTAATGGCTATTAATTTTCCAAATCTTTGACCAGTCAAGTCTTTACCCTTTGCCATAATATTACCTCACAGTTTATCTACTGCGTCAGATATAAGAGCGGAAAAGGTTTTCCCTGTTTCTTTTCGTAGCCTCTCTAGCTTAATAATCTGCTCTGCGGTTAGGATAGCACTAACACATTTGCTTTTCGGCAGGCTTTTAAACGCTAATTTATAAGCATCTTCCGACATGTGCCCCTTAGCCCATTCTATAGCCGATTCCTCGTCAAATGGAATTATTTTTTCTCCCGATCCCCATGAACCATCTAAAACCGTTGCATATTTGGTGTTTGCTCCGCCGCATCCATGCAAAAAGTAGCATCCCGATTTTGTGCGGTACAGGGTTTCGGAGCAGGCGTTAATATCGTTTCCATATACGCCGTTGTCACATTCGCTTATTTTTTTGGCAGTGCTCGTGTCGTAAACCCTTCCTTTAATCACTTTTTTCATAATTTCCTCCATCCCCGTATAGCCGATAGGACAGCTTTTGATTTAGCCGATAATAAGATCATCCTCAGAGATCGCAAGGTACCCGTTCAAAAACTCCTCTTCCGTGCAAGGCGCGAACTCAGAGTGAACCTTTTCGCGCGTGTCGTCATCCATCATGTTTGCCACGACATCCCACAGATTACGTTCGTTGATTTCGATCATAGCCTCTTTTGCGGTGAGGTAAGTTCTTCCGTTGTTTAAGCTGATTTTTTTCATGTTGTTTCCTCCTATTACCATTCTTCGATTTCGTCTTTATACGCTTCGACCCAGCTCCCTTTAAGCAACCAGCCGATGTTGGAGAAATCAATGTCAGGGATATAACCGTTTTCTTCCTCAAATACGGAGATTGCATTTTCAATAATTTCTGTCACATCCTCAGCCACATCTAAGCCAGCCACGTCGTATCCTTCTGCGTCAAGCAGATCAAGTGCAGCCTTGCGATGGGATCCTGTGAGAAGGGATTCTCCAAAGACAAGGATCGGGCAGCCTACATAGCCATTTGCTTTGATGGATTCCGCGATCTCTTTCACTTTGTCATTATCAACATCGTTTATAGGAGCGAAACGACTGATCCTATCGTATGTCATGTTAAATGCCCTCCCTTACTTTGTGACTATATTATATCATATAGATTATAAATAATCAATATATTTTTGAAAATAAATTATCTGATATCCAATGTTTTTTGTGTGTCAAGCAACCATTATGGCGAGATCAACAAAATGGTCAGATATTGGACACTCCAACGCGCGTAAAAAAAGCCCCTCTGTGGCATACTGCATATGAGGTGATCTTTATGGCAGTATCCCATAGAGGGGCAATATCTTTTGGCCTTGTGCATATCCCTGTTGGATTGTACACGGCCACTCAGGACAATGATATCCATTTTAATCAGCTCTGCAAGGATGACCATAGCCGCGTCCGTTACAAAAAAGTGTGTGCAAGCTGCGGCAAAGAGGTCAAAAATACTGATATCGTCAAGGGGTTTGAGTACGGCGATGGGAAATATGTCGTTGTAACTGACGAGGATTTTGAAAAAATCAAAACCGAAAAGGATAAAAGCATCCAGATCATGCAATTTGCAGACTTGTCCACGATCCGGCCGATCTACTATGACAAAACGTATCACGCTCTGCCGGAGACGGGCGGCGAAAAAGCGTTTGAGCTGCTGCGCCGCGCCATGCACGACGAGCAGAAGGTAGCCGTTGCAAAAACGGTGATGGGAAACAAGGAGACGCTGCTCGCCTTGATCCCCACAGATGACGGCATACTAATCGAGACCATGTTTTTTGCGGACGAAATTAAGGATAAGCCCAAAGATGTGCCGCGCCCCGATGTGAGCGAGGCGGAGTTGTCGATGGCAAAGCAGTTGATCGGCACGATGGTAAAACAATTTGATCCTGCCACGTACAAGGATGAGTATCAGGAGCGGCTAAAAGCGCTGATCGAACAGAAAATTGCAGGAAAAGAAATTGTCGCCCCAGCCCCCGAAAACGAGGGTAACATTATCAGCCTAGAGGAGGCGTTACTAGCCTCCCTCAACCAAAACAAGCCCAAAAAGCCGCGCAAGAGCAGGGGCGCGTGATGGGTTTGTTTGAGCAAAAAAATATCCGCCCCATGCTGATAGGGGCGGACGGTGAACCATTTGACAGTCCTGATTATATCTATGAGCTAAAGCTCGACGGGGAGAGATGTATCGCCTATCTCGACCCCAAAGAGGGGACGGAACTGCGTAACAAGCGCAATGTAAAAATGCTCCCAAAAGTGCCGGAACTGGGTGATTTGCATAAGCAGGCCAAAAAACGCTGCATCTTGGACGGAGAGTTGTTGATCCTCAAAGACGGCAAGCCGAATTTTGCCGAAATCCAGCGGCGCAGCCTCATGAGCAACCAGTTTAAGATACGGCTGGCGGCGCGTCAGTTCCCAGCGACCTTTGTCGCGTTTGACTGCCTCTATCTTGATGGGGAGGATATAACAATCCGCAAACTCACTGATCGCAAAGACGCTTTGCATAATACAGTCAATGAGGGCGGCAGAATGGCGCTTTCCCGCGTCGTGGAGGGGCGAGGCATAGATTTTTACCGTCTCGCGGAAAAACATGATTTAGAGGGCATCGTAGCCAAACGCAAGGATAGTATCTACATCCAGGATAAACGCACAAAAGACTGGATTAAAATAAAAAATTTGAAAGATGATGATTTTGTGGTTTGCGGCTATATCCACAAAGATAATCACATGACCAGTATCATTTTGGGTCAGTACCAGGATGGAGAGCTAATCTACAAGGGTCATGTGACGCTTGGTGTAGGAGGTAAGCCCTTCGCACGGATCGCGGAGCAGCGAGAATTAAGCGTGCCACCTTTCCCGGTGCCGGCCGGAAATGAAAACGCTATTTGGATACGCCCCGAACTGGTCTGCACAGTCAAATTTATGGAACGGACGGCGAGCGGAGGAATGAGACAGCCAGTGTTTAAGGGCCTGCGAGATGACAAAAAAGCGGAAGAATGCCGGGTATCGGAGTGATACCCGGCATTGCTATTTAGTTTGGGTGGGCTTCGCCAAAATATTTCATAAGAGCATTTTGTAGTTCGCCCGAGTAATTAACGCCAGCTTCGTCTGCTTGCGCAGCCATCCACGCAGGAATGGTAACTGTCTTTTTTACCGCGCGATTGTTGAGCTTTGCACGGATTGGCGGCATGCATACATCAATCATAGCGGGGATGTCATCATCCCCTAATTCAATATTTTTTAGGGATGATGGGGCAGGAATTGGTTCCCCGTCCTGCTCCATACCCCATAGGTGGAGGCCGAGTGCTTCCCGCGCGTTTTTTAGCGCCTCATCCTCCGTATCGGCACAAGGAAGGCATCCAGGAAGATCGGGAAATGAAATCGAAATACCATCATCGGCAAAGTGAAGCACTGCGATAAACCGGTAACTGTCTTTATAGATTTTTGACATTATTGTCACTCCTCATTTATTTAGGGTGCGAGACGAGGGAAAGATCATGGTAGTTTAATCCCCGCCTGCACCTCAATGCTTTTAAGTGTTTTTATCGGTATATCTTTTTTGGGGTGGGTTATGGTAACACGGCCCTTTTTAACAGGGTGTTTAAACTGGTGATGATCTCCGGTACATCCAACTTCGTACCAACCGTCTGCTTTCAAAATTTTTATAATCTCGCGCGAACTATATCCCTTCACCGATCTCCACCCCCTTTCTTACAACGATATTATAACACGTATAATAACACGTGTCAACAGAAATATAAAAAATTCGGGCATCTGGACGACACCCGGAACTTATTATTTTTTGAGAATATCATATTCTTGTCTCCACCAATAATCCTTAATATCATCGCAAACATTGGGGTCATCCAATACCATATGCAACGCTCTTTCTTTAATGACTATTTTATGCAAATTTGTGATTTTGCGTGGACGGTCCCAATCCTTAGGATTAGACGATTTGTTATCGTTGGAAATGTCCCATATAAATTCATATTGAGGCCAAGCAATCATCCCACGCCAGTATGATTTATCGGTTTCACACAATACCTGCATACGGAAATAATTGTCATGGCGCTCTCTTCTGCCTTTCAGCAAAAACAGTTTACCATCGATTTCGAGAGTTAAGTTGTTATCAATATAGTACATCGTTGACCTTTCGTGCTCTTCTAAATCATCTACAATTCCTATATGTCCTTTTTCGATAATATTAAAAGGGTTTTCCCAATCACATTCATAAAGAGATTCTGGTTGATCTTCTACATTCAAAACTTTCCACTCTATCAAATAAATCGACACATTTACCGTTTTGAGATTCGATTCTGTTATTTTTTTGCTCGGCGCTGCTTCTGATGGACAAATTGCGATTGTTTTGCATCGCCCTTCCTGCATCTTTACTGTTTGCGGGTCTCTCAAAAATACGAATTCTTTATTGTCAATAAAAACATGCCCGCTATTTTCACGATGCCTTTTTACATATTCACTGTATTTTTGCAATTCTTTGTCTCCTTTATGTTTTTACTTATTTTATCACAAAGTTGTATATTTGATTCAAGAAAATGTTACCAGTGCATTATCAATTATCTATGTGAAAGAATAGATACATGGACATTTTTGATTTGCAAAACCTATCTCCAATGCTGCCGGGAGCGAGCGGGGAACCGTTTGACGATCCAGCATACATTTATGACCTAACGCCTCCAGGAGTGCCTTGTATAGCCTATATCGAGCTGTTTATAGGCGCATCTGTCCGAGACATGGCCGGAAATCGTATGCAGGCGATTTACCCGGAACTGTCAAAGCTAAACATGTACACGCAATGGCGTTGTATATTAGACGGTTACGTATACAGCGATACCGGTAAGCCCGGAACCTATTATTTTACTGCTACGGATATCATCTATTATGGTCACGAAATGATAAACAACGTACCTCTTATAGATCGCAAAAAAATCCTATCAATGAACGTAAGAGGAAATGATTTACTGAGGTTATCACGATATCAAGATAAAGATGCTATACGATTTTGCGTAGATCATTCGGGAATTATCGCCAAACGCAAGGATAGCATTTACAGTCCGGGTGATGTATCGAAAGACTGGATTAGGATTAATCCATATCATGATGGGTCATATATCATATGCGGTTATACTACAGACGGCCGCAATACAAATCTTGTATTGGCAAAGGTTAAAAATGGGGCGCTGGTATATAAGGGTATAGCTGAAATTGCGAATATGGAATCAATGGAATTAATTAAAAGTCATAAAATTTATAAGTCATCACTATTCGCACTGCCGAAGAACATTTCCGCCGTTTGGATCAAACCTGACATGGTGTGCGAGGTAAAGCATGAGGTTGATGTGGTTGGAAATCTCCACATCAAGTTCATAAAATTGCGCCCCGATAAAAATGCATGGGATTGTACGGGTGAATTTTGACTTGCATTCTGACTTGCATAAATTCGAAAAAAATCGAAATAATTCGCATTAAATCGGTATTTGATAAAAATAAAAACCACGTAGAAAAGGTCGTTGACCTTATAACTACGTGGTTTTTTAGTATTTATATTATTGTTGTATCGTTTTATTGCGCCCGCGTGGGGTGCGACAGCAAAAGTTTATAAAATAATATGCAAAAAGAAATAGAATATATCAAAACTCGTCTCAGATCATTTTTTTGATGCCTTTCATGAACAAAATTGTTCCATTTAATACTTATAGATGCTTTTTACTGGTGCGAATCTTCTTCTGCTTTTCTGTTCGCTTTTGGTTCGCACCGCGTTGCGAAGGGCTATTTTTTTAAATAATCAATGGTTCTGTGACGTCAAAGGACGGCTTCGCCCCCACATGTTTCACCTTGGTCTTATAGTTGTTGCCGAGATAATAGAAACGCAGGCTGTCTGTTTCCGGATCGATGATCTGCTCCAGCTTATGTTCCACTTCACGGCAGATCGCTGCATCTAAATGGCATTCAAAAACAGAATTTTGGACGCGTTGGCCATAATTAACACACTGCTTGGCAACCTTCCGGAGCCGCTTCTTTCCGGCGGTTGTTTCTGTATTAACATCATAGGTGATCAGCACAAGCATAAAGTATCTCCTTCGCATTGGGATCGTTGAAGCGATAACCGCAGCCGGCCCTGTTGCTGGATTCATCGTGGAGATGCCGCTTATTTCCATAGAAACGGCGGGTACCCGTCGGTATCGCC